AACTGGGGCTTACACCGTCGGCCTACAAGAAGATGACCGGTGGAAAGCAGGGCGAAGAGAAAAAGAGTGCTCTGGTGGAAGCGCTGAAAGCTATTGAAAAAGATTAGCGGAAAGCATTGGAAGGTAGCCCTGGCGTATGCTGAGGGCATCCGGGACGGTAAGATCATAGCAAACATCGAACGCAAGCAGTGCGTTGACCGGTTTTTTCGGGATTTAGAAAACCCGGATTATGAGATCGATTCGAAAGGTCCCGAGTTTTGCATAAAAATTATTGAGAAGACCTTGTGCCACCAGCAGGGTGAAGCACTCGACGGTACGCCGATGCGCGGAAAGCCCTTCCTACTGCAACCGTTTCATATTTTCATAATTTACAACCTTCTTGGGTTTGTCCTTGCAGGAACAAAAATTGTGCGCTTTCACGAAGCGCTTATTTTTATCCCGAGAAAAAATGTGAAAACCTCGTTCGCCGCGGCGCTGGCATGGGCGCTTTCTCTGTGGTACCGGAAATCAGGAGCTAAGACATATGTTTCATCTGCTGCACTCATGCAGAGTTTAGAGACTTTCGAGTTCCTGAAATATAACGTCGAACATATGGGAGAGTCCGACAAGGACGGCGGACATGTCCATATCATAGATAACAACAACGAGCATTCGATGGAGGCTAATCTCCCGGATGGCTCGTTTTTTATTCGCGCGTTGGCGGCGAATCCTGACACGCAGGATTCGCTAAACTGCAACGTCGCAATATGTGATGAAATACATGCCTTCAAAAGCACGAAACAGTACAACCTCTTTAAGGAGGCAATGAAGGCGTATACGAATAAACTCGTAATCGGGATCAGCACGGCCGGCGACGATGCAAACGGATTCCTCGGAAAGCGTCTGAAATACTGCAGATCTGTTCTCGAAGGGACAATCAAGGATGAGCAGTATTTTATTTTCATGTGCTGTGCGAATCCTGATGAAAACGGGAATATCGATTACACGAATCCGATAGTGCATGAGATGGCAAATCCATCCTACGGGGTCACGATCCGCCCGGCGGAGATCCTGAATGATTCCCTTCAGGCCCAGAACGATCCGCAACAGCGGAAGGACTTTTTCGCAAAATCGCTTAATGTTTTCACGAACGCAATGAAGGCATATTTCAATATCGCCGAATTCCAGCGATCTGATCAGAAGTATGATTGGACGCTTGAGGAACTGGCCAAGCTGCCTATTAAGTGGTTTGGCGGCGCCGATTTATCAAAGATGCATGACCTCACCGCGGCGGTCCTTCTTGGTGTTTATAAAGGGGTCACGATTGTTATTCCGCATTGCTGGTTCCCGGTCGTGGCCGCCCATGAAAAAGCCGAAAAGGACAATATCCCGCTGTTCGGCTGGATGGATGATGGATGGCTGACGATGTGCAATACTCCGACAACAGAGTATTCGGACATTGTTAAGTGGTTCGTTGAAATGAGACAGCGCGGATTCAAAATCGTGCAGGTAGGGCATGATCGGAAGTTCGGACGAGAATACATCCGGCTTATGAAAAAGGCTGGGTTTAAGATTGTCGACCAGCCGCAGTATTACTACGTGAAGTCTGAGGGATTCCGGTACATAGAAAAGGCGGCAAAAGACGGGAAGTTCTATTATCTGCACGCCGAGCCTTATGAGTACTGCGTTGAGAACGTCAGGGCCGTAGAGAAGACCGACGATATGATCATGTACGAGAAGATTCAGGACACTTACAGAATAGATATTTTCGACGCCTCTGTTTTTGCGGCGGTTCGAATGTTGGAATTTACGGAAAAAGCCTCCAAGACAGAAGGATGGTGGGACGATGGGAAGACGAAAGAAGAGGAATAGCAATATCCGGGCATCAGATAGTGCTAAAACGACAAGGGCAACAATCCTGTTGTCCGATGCGTCGGCATATGATGCATTCTGCCTGAACGAAGGATATACAAGGCTTTCAAAAAATCCGGAAGTCGTGACGGCTGTCCGCCGGATATCGGATCTCATATCAAGCATGACGATCCACCTGATGGCCAATACGGCCAACGGGGATACACGCATTATAAACGAGCTGTCCCGGAAGCTCGACATCAATCCCAATCGCTACATGACAAGGAAGACTTATATGTCGGCGATTGTTCAGAATATGTACCTGACGGGTGATGGAAACTCGGTCGTCAGGGTTCACACGCAGGGCGGCCTTCTCGGAGATTTAGAACCGATACAGCCGGAGAGGGTGAGTTTTGTCCCGGAAGGATATGGCTATTATCTTCTGATCGACGGCAGGCGGTACGATCCGGATGACGTTCTTCATTTTGTCCTTCACCCGAATTCTAATTTTCCCTGGATGGGTGAGGGAATCCGGATTCCACTGAAGGATGTGCTCCGGAACTTAGGACAGGCACAGAAAACAAAGAATGCATTTATGTCCTCGAAGTACAAACCGCCACTGGTCGTTAAGGTGGACGGTCTTGCTGAGGAGTTTAGTTCTCCGGCAGGGAGAGAAAAGCTTATAGCACAGTATCTCGACACGGCAGAGGACGGGCAGCCCTGGATCATACCGGCAGATCTCATTGATGTAAAGGAGATCCGGCCGCTCTCGCTCAATGACCTGGCTATTAATGACACGGTGGAGATAGATAAGAGGACCGTGGCGGCGCTGATCGGCGTGCCGGCTTTCCTGCTGGGCGTCGGGAAATACGACCAGAACGAATGGAACTCTTTTATAAACAACACGATCGGCACCCTCTGCCGCGGCATCGAACAGGAATATACAAGGAAGATCATCCTGTCCTCGAAGTGGTATCTAAGATTCAACACGATGTCACTTATGGACTGGAATATCGAGCAGATTGCGGATGTTTACGGACAGCTTTCGGATCGCGGTATTATCACCGGCAACGAAGTGCGTGACAAGCTCGGCATGAGTCCGCTGGAAGGACTTGATAAGCCGAGAATCTTAGAAAATTACATCCCGGTCGATAAGATTGGCCAGCAAAAAAAGCTTGTTCAGGGAGGTAAAGACGATGAATAGAGATATCAGACAGATAAGGACATGCATGTCTGACTTTAAAACAAGAAAAGACGGCGATACTCCCCATATTTCGGGATATTTCTCCGTTTTTAATAGCAACTATGAAATATTCAAGGGCTGCACTGAGTCCTTTGCTCCGGGCGCGTTCACCGAGGAATTGCATTCGGATGTAAGGGCACTTGTAGACCATGATACGAGGATCGTTCTCGGAAGAACAATCGCCGACACACTCGAACTCCGCGAAGATAATCACGGGCTGTATGGTGATATAGCTGTCAATCCGAAAGACAGCGAGGCTATGAATTGCTGGGCAAGAGTTGAACGGGGAGATGTTTCGCAGTGTTCTATTGGATTCAACATCTTGGACGAAGAACACGAAGAACGCGAGGACGGGACACATCATTGGACAATCAAGAAAGTAAGGCTTTTTGAAGTTTCTGTTTGCACATTTCCCGCCTACGAAGAAACTGCTATATCTGCCAGAAAAGCGGATATTGCGGAAATCGAAAAGCGCAAGGCCGACGTATGGAGGGAAGAGAGGAAAAAGAAATTGAAGGAGGTATCAAATGGCACTCAGAGCACTGATGCTTAAGAAACGCATCGATGATAAGAAAAAAGAACTTTCCGATCTGAGGGCGATTGATTTTGCAAGCCGTGAGGCGGAACTTGAAAAATCAATCGAGGAAGCAAGTACGGAAGAGGAGCGCTCTGTTGTTGATGAAGCTATCGATAAATTCGAAGCGGAGAAGCGCGAGAACGATGAGAAGATCCGGGAACTTGAGGAAACAATAGAAAGCCTGGAGAAAGAGCTCGGAGAGATCGAAGAGAACAATGAATCACAGCCGGAAGAGCCGCAGGCCGGCGCGGATCCGGGAGCAGAAGTTGAAGAAAGGAGTATTGCAGCTATGCCCGTCATGGAAAGAAGAGTCGGCATTTATGCGCTGACAGAGGAACAGAGAAGTGCGCTTATCAAGAGAGATGATGTCAGGGATTTCCTGGAACGCGCTCGCGTATGCATCAAAGAGCAGAGAGCACTCGACAATGTAGGCCTTACCATTCCGGAGGTCATGCTTCCGATGCTGAGACAGATCGTTGAGGTCCACAGCAAGCTTATCGGCAAAGTCAGGGTTCAGAGGCTTAAAGGAAAGGGCCGCCAGAACATCATGGGGACAATTCCGGAAGGTATCTGGACAGAAATGTGCGGCAAACTCAACGAGCTTTCCCTTGGATTTAATAATGTAGAGGTTGAAGGCTACAAGGTCGGCGGATTCTTCGCGGTCTGCAATGCAATCATCGAAGATTCTGATCTTAACCTTGCAAATGAGCTGCTTACCTGCATCGGTATCGCGATCGCGAAGGCACTTGATAAGGCAATCGTATACGGAAAGGGTACAAAGATGCCGCTCGGTATCGTTACCCGTCTCGCTCAGACAGCTGAGCCGGATAACTACGGCCCGACAGAAAGAACATGGGAAGATCTCCATGAAACACATGTACTGACCGGAACGGGTGCATCCGGGATTGCTCTTTTCAGAGAACTTGCTGGCCGCAGGAAGGTAATCTCGAATAAGTACTGCAAAGACGGGCTCATTTGGCTGATGTCTGAGAACACCCACCTCGATCTCCTCATTCAGTCCATGGACAAGAACATGAATGCCGCAATCGTGGCCGGAATCAACAACACAATGCCTGTAGTCGGCGGCGAAATCATCGAACTCGACTTTATCCCGGATGGTGATATTGTTTACGGTTACGGCGAGGCGTATCTGCTCGCTGAGCGTGCCGGCACGAAACTCGGCCAGTCCGAGCATTGCCGATTCATCGAGGATCAGACCGTCTTCAAGGGCA